ACTCGAAAAGCACGAAAAAAAGTTAAATGAAGAGGTTGGAACTGACGTGGAAGGAGTGGCAGAAAGCAATGAAACCACAGAGCCCACACAGGAACAAGAAAGTGTACAGTCGGAAGACCAAACACAAGAAGATACAGCTCAACCCTCAGAGCTAAACGAGGAAAGTGTTCTTTCATTTATTAAGAATAAGTACGGAAGAGAAATTAATTCTCTTGATGAGCTTACAGCAGCTCAGGAATCTGAAGAGATGCCTGAAGATGTTGCAGCTTATTACAAGTACAAAAAAGAGACAGGGAGAGGAATTGATGACTATGTTAAATTAAGCAAAGACTTCAATGAATTAAACCCTGATACATTGCTACGAGAATATCTTAGTGCAACAGAAGAAGGTCTAGACTCCGAAGACATTGATATGTTAATGGAGGACTACTCATATGATGAGGACTTAGATGATGATGCTGAGATTAAGAAAATCAAAATAGCAAGAAAAAAGACTATTGCTAAAGCCAAGAAGTATTTCAATGAGCAGAAGGAAAAGTACAGAGTTCCCCTTGAGTCAAGTGGGAGTTCTATTTCTGAAAGCGAAGCGAAAGACCTTGAGGCATATAAACAATATATAGAGTCATCAAAGACTTACGAAGAAGAGTTACAAAGAAAGCGTGATTGGTTTTTTAAGAAAACTGATAACGTATTCGGAAGTGAGTTCAAAGGTTTTGAGTTCACGCTTGACGATAAAAAAATAACTTATTCTCCGGGTGATGCTACTGAACTAAAGAAAGCTCAATCTGATTCATCGAACTTTTTAAAAAAGTTTTTGAATGAAGATGGACTTATTGAAGATGCAGTAGGATACCATAAGGCTTTGTCTATTGCAATGAATCCTGACAAGTTTGCCAAGTTCTTTTATGAGCAAGGTAAAGCAGAGGCTACTGACGATGTGATGCGTAAAACGAAAAACATTAATATGTCTGAACGTAAAACACCTGAGGTTACTTCTAAAGGCGGGATGCAGATTAAATCTCTCGGCAACGACTCGGGTAGAGGTTTAAAAATTAGAAGTAAAAAATAAGTTTAAAAATTAAAAAAGAAAAATTATGGCAGGAAGTGTCCAAACAACCCCCGGGTTTGATTTGCAGCCAAGTGCACAGCAAGTCCCACTCGCAACAAATTATATTACCAACTTTGATTTCTTGAATCAGTATCTACCTGATACTTATGAGAAAGAATTTGAGAGATATGGTAATCGTACAATCTCCTCATTCCTTAGAATGGTAGGAGCAGAAATGCCTTCTAACTCTGACCTTATTAAATGGGCTGAGCAAGGAAGACTTCACACTAAGTATACACAGTTAACTACAGCTTCAGCAGATGCAGCTAATATTTCTGTTTTTACTGTAGGTGATACATTAGTACCTAATCGTGGAACTACTATAGGAACAGCAGGTCAAATTGCTATCAGAAAAGGTCAAACAGTTATGCTTTCTACTTCAACAGTAAGTGCAAAAGCAATTGTAACTAAAGTTGGCACAGCAGATGGTTTAGCAGCAGATGACGAATTTGAAGTTGCTTACTATGATGCAGCAGGTCAGCCTGTAGGATTTAATGCAGCAACAGCTATTACTGTATTTATCTTTGGTTCTGAGTTCAAAAAAGGAACTAACGGAATGGAAGGTTCTTTAGAAGCTGATGATGAGATTTTTGAAACATCTCCAATTATCCTTAAAGATAGATATGCAGTATCAGGTTCTGATATGGCTCAAATCGGATGGGTAGAAGTAACTACTGAGAATGGTGCTACAGGATACCTATGGTACTTAAAATCAGAGCACGAAACTCGTTTACGTTTTGATGATTACTTAGAGACAGCAATGATTGAAGCAGTTCCTGCTGAAGCCCCTGCTGCCGGTACAGGTAACGCTAAAGATTTAGGTTACAAAGGTTCTGAAGGTATTTTCTACACAGTAGAAACTCGAGGAAATGTATGGTCAGGAGGAAATCCTTCTACTTTAGCTGACTTTGACAACATCATCAGACGATTAGATAAGCAAGGTTCTATTGAAGAGAATGTTATTTTCTTGAACAGAGAATTTGGTTTTGATATTGACGATATGTTAGCAGCTCAAAACTCTTACGGTGCAGGTGGTACGTCTTACGGACTATTTGACAACGATAAGGATATGGCTCTTAACTTAGGTTTCACAGGATTCCGTAGAGGTTACGATTTCTACAAGACTGATTGGAAATACTTAAATGACCCAACTATGCGTGGTGACATTTCAGGAACAGGTGCAGTTAACGGATTATTAGTACCTGCGGGTTCTACTACTGTTTACGACCAAGTTCTTGGAAAGAATGCTAAGCGACCTTTCTTGCACGTTAGATACAGAGCTTCAGAAACTGAAGACAGACGTTACAAAACGTGGATTACAGGTTCAGCAGGTGGCGCAATGAACAGCGACCTTGATGCAATGGAAGTACACTTCCTTTCTGAGAGAGCTGTATGTACTATGGGTGCAAACAACTTCTTTATCTTTAAAGACTAGGAGTAACTAATATCATAAGGGGTGTGAAATATCACCCCTTTTTTTAAAATTATAAATTAAATCAAATGAAAAATAAAAAAATAGCTGTAGATAAAACCTACAAATTAACATCAAACAAAGCTCCCTTATCGTTTATGATACCAACGAAGAGTTCTAGGAGCTATTCATTACTTTACTTCGATGAAGAAAGAAATGAGAACAGACCACTTAGATATGCTAGAAACCAAAAGTCCCCATTTGAGGATGAGCAAGATGGCAATGTAATTTTAGAGCCAATTGTTTTTGAAGATGGTTTTTTGAGAGTTCCTAAAAATAATCCTGTACTACAAGAATTTTTACATTATCATCCTATGAATGGAAGTAGATTTGTAGAAGTTGATGAAGCTAAGGATGCGGAAGAGGAAGTTGAAATATTGAACTTAGAGGTAGATGCACTTGTTGAGGCAAGTAAGCTATCTATCGAGCAGATTGAATCATTATCTCGTGTATTGTTTGGTAGAGATACGTCTAAGACATCTACTGCTGAATTAAAAAGAGATATGTTGATTTTTGCTAAAAGCAATCCAAGTGATTTCTTAGATGCTATTAACGACCCAACAGTAAAGATTCAAGGTACAGTACAACTGTTCTTTGATAAAGGGTTGTTGACTTTTAGAAGAAACAATAAAGAAATATGGTTTAATACACCATCCAACAAAACAAGAATGCTTGTTGTGCCATTCAATGAAGACCCATTGTATTTAGCAACATCATACTTGCAGAGTGATGAAGGGATTGACTCACTAAAAATGCTTGAGAATCTTGTAGAAGGATAGCGAGCATATATAGTATATATTACAAGAGTCCGATTTTTCATCGGACTCTTTTTTTTTGCTATCTTTGTACAAAAGTTTATTATGATAAACTCAGTAAGAAATACAGTCTTTTCGGTTCTTAATAAGAACAACTATGGGTACATATCCCCACAGGATTTTAATCTGTTTGCTAAGCAAGCACAGCTAGAAATCTTTGAGAATTACTTTAGTAATTACAACACGGCTATAAATAAAGAGAATGCTAGGATATCAGGTACAGAATATGCTAATATGACAAAAGGCATAGAGGAGTCTATAGATACATTCTCAACAATAAGAAACTTTGACCAAAAAGCATACAATAGATACTTTACACCATCTCAAATAACTACAGGAGATGATTACTATTTATTGAATAAGGTGTTGGCATATACTACGTTTGTCAAAAGTGGAACTAATGGAGTAAGTCCACAGCCGTTTACAATGCAGGATAGTGGCTTTGCAGGAGTTGTTGCAGTAGGAGATATTGCAGTAAACTTAGTTACATTAGAGCAATCAGTAATTGTAAGCGTTTCAAATACTATATTAGGTTTAGAAGACAACATATTTCCTCCAACAATAGCCAATAATGATGGATACTCAATATTTAAGTCTGAGAACTATGAGGTTGAAAAGGTTACTAACAGTAAGATTAGTATGTTGGCTAACTCTGTGCTTACAGCACCAACTAAAACATTCCCGGCATATTCTTTGAATACTGATTCAGTAACTGTACTGCCAAAAACAATAAACAATCCGGGTCAGGTGTTTAGTCAGTATATTAGATATCCAAAAGACCCTAAGTGGACATATAGTACACTTGCAAGTGGAGAGCCTGTATTTGACCAATCGCAATCAGATTACCAAGACTTTGAGCTGCCAATTGATGATGAGGTAAACTTAGTAACTAAGATACTTCAATACTCAGGTATGCAGATAAGAGAAGCTCAGGTAGTTCAGTTTGCTAATTTAGAAGAACAAAAAGATAATCAACAATAATGGCATATATATCACAGTATCAATATTACGAAAATGGAGGAGCAGCTCCTGAAGATGCAAATTGGGGTTCATACCAATATGTCAGCTTGTATGATATAGTCAACAACTTTATGTTGATGTATAACGGAAACCACTCACTTGTAAATAACGAGGAAAGGTTTAAGGTATTATTTCACGCAAAGCGAGCAATACAAGAACTTAATTACGATGCGTTTAAAGAGCTTAAAGTATTGGAGTTGAATGTAAATGACTCTTTACGATATATATTGCCTTCAGACTACGTTAATTGGGTCAGGATAAACATATATAAAGATGGTTTATTGAGACCATTAACTGAGAACATTCAAATAAACTCTTCACTTGCGTATTTACAAGATAGCAATAACAGAATATTATTTGACGCAGATGGTAATGCATTATCGCCACAGTTTTCTCAGATTGACTTAGATAGAATTACTAAGCAAAAGAAAAGCATATACTTAAATCAAGGACATCAGTTTGATGGGTTTGAAGGATACTTCTACGAAGGTAATTGGTACTTTGATTACGGGATTGGTGCAAGATATGGTTTGAATACAGAGACTGCTAACTTCAATCCTACATTTAAGATTGACAGTAAGGCAGGTGTTATAAACTTTAGTTCAGATATGGCTAATGAGTTATGCATACTTGAGTATGTATCTGATGGTATGGAAGGAGGGGATGACTCTAAAATTAGTGTAAATAAATTATTTGAAGATTATGTGTATGCATATATCGAGTACGCAATATTAAATAGTAAACTTAATGTGCAAGAGTACGTTGTACGAAGAGCACAGAAGAGAAAAACAGCTTTATTGAGAAACGCTAAGATAAGAATAAGTAACATCCATCCCGGAAGATTATTAATGAATCTAAGAGGTCAAGATAAGTGG